CCGATTTCTCGGGGTTCTAATTTTGTGACTATTGTATAAGGTTAATTATACAATGAAGTTTGCAATGCTCAAGCGAGCGTAGAACTTGGCACCTTCACGTAGAAGTTTCTTGCCGTAGCGGGTCAAAATTCCCTTACGTGGGCAGAAGCTTTCTGGGTCAAGAACTACTGGTGTTTGAGTTAGAGGAACGTATGGGCAGTAGAAGTAACCGCTGTCCATGTAGCTGTCTCCCTTGTATCCCATCAACAATTGTCCGGTTGGGAACAATGGGTCTTTGTAGATTCTCCAACGGTTGTTTACGGTTCCAACGTATTGGATACCCAAGCTTCCGGTGAAAGAATCAGATGCAGCAGGAGCGAAACCAGCAGTAGCAGTTTCAAAGATAGATGCAACTTCAGGAGAAGTTACGATCCAGTTTGCACCACCACGTAGGGTCTTTCTGTGGACTACGTTAGTTACTTCAACGACTTTGACATACAAAGATTCATATTTTTCTTTGATGGTGTCGCCCAAAGCAGTGTTGAAATCCCAAGAAGCGACAGTACCAGCGTTGTTACGCAAGTCGGTCAAAACTTCACGGTCGATTTCTAGATTGATTTCTTGAGCAAGAACCGAGGTTAATTCGATTTCTGCTTCCAAGTTGTGTTGGCTACGCAAGTCTTGTTGTGCTTCATAGCTCCATACTGCCTTCAATTTACGGGTCTTGGCAACGATTTCTTCAGATTCAACAACTAGGTTGATTTCTGGAAGGTCTTGGTTGCACTCCATGTTGTATTCGTAAGAAACAACAGCGTGGTTTGGACCTGGAGCAGAACCCCAAGTGAAGGTCATTTCTCCGGTGTCAACGTCTAGAGAACCAGCGGTGACTTTAGGAGATGGAGAACCAATATCAGTGAAGGTAAAGGTTCCTGCTTGATTGACAACGAAGGTTTGAATTGCCACAGTGCCGTCATAGATGGTTCCAGTTACGGTTCCGGCTACAACAGGAGTGTGCTCGAAAGCAGTGAATACAGCAGCAGTGTCGCCACCATCGTCAGTGCTTGTGGTTTCATTGTTTACAAAGCTGCTGGAATACCAAATGTCGAGGTTTGCATCACCGGATGCTTTTTGCATCATGGTGTTTACATCATCGCCTGGGAATCCGCCATTGTTGCTAGCACCACGAGTTGCACCCTTGTTGCTAGAGTAACGGAATCTTAGGTAGTATACCAACCCGGTTGGTCCCAACAATGGTTGAACAGAGACTAGCTTGTTCGAAATCAATTGTGGGTAAATACGACGAACCAAAGGAATCGAGATTCTCTTGAATTGAGCAATATCACTGGTGTCAGTAGATACTTCATTTACAAGTCTTTGGTTTTCCAAAAGAACGGAAGTGCATTTGCGGAGATAGGAGTCATTTAAACCTTCTAGCAAGCCGGTTTCCGTCCATACATTTTCAAGCTCATTAGCTTCATTTAAAAATTTAGAATTAGCGTTCATTTTTTCCTTTTTTGGACGTTAAAAATATAACATTACTTTTTCTTGTTTGCTCCAGCGAGTGCTCTTGCGGCTTCCAAATACGTTGGATCGAATAGCTTGCTGGCTTTGGTTTCTTCTACAGAAACAGTTCCTTCGTTGGTAACTGGTTCAGGAATGATACCTTCGGTAATTTGTCCTCTCCCCGTTACATTCTGTGCTTTTTCAACTCTTTCTTTCTTTTCTTCGGTTTGTTTAACAACCGCTTGTTCTACAATAACCTCTTCTTTGGCCTTGACGGCTTCGTTGAGCTTCTTGTTTTCCATAGACAATCTGATGTTGCGAGCTTCCAAAATCTTTTGTTGAGCTTTAGCATCTTCAACTGCCTTAGATAGATCATCGACCTTCTTGCTGGTGGCAAGAGCAAAATCTTCATCAGTGATGTATTCAGATACGGTTTCAACAACACGATCCAAAGTCAACTTGTGCTCTACCATGCTTGGGTCATTCATTACGTCACGACGAGCATTCTCGTACATTTCTACGGTTTTGCTTTGCAAGTATTGGTCAATCATGTCAACCATGTATTCTTTCATTTCTTGCAATTTCTTGTCGTAATCTTCGTACATTTCAAGTTCTAGTTTTTCGTTTTTGCTGCGTTCGGCTAGAATCATTTGCCATGCTTCTTCATAGCCTTCTTCCATCGCCTTTTCAAATTCAACACGTTGAACTTCTTGACGATTACGCATTTCTTCGATGATGGCATAAGCTTCTTTGTAGCCCTCTTCAGCAGTTGCTTCAGCGGCCTTCAATTCTTTTGCCAACTCTGCATAAGCTTCTTCAAGCTTAGCGTTGTATTCGGTGTCCATATCAGTCTTGAGTTGGGACTTAGCTTCAGCCAATGTCTCCTCGACGGCGGCTGCTATCTGCTTAACTTGATCTTCGGGTAGCAGGCTCCCGAGTGCTTCCAATATTTTATTCATTAGCTCAACCTCGCTTTTAATTCATTGGCTTGTTTTTCTACAATTCCACGCAAACATGCCAATACAAGTTCTTTGCTTATATTGTTATTTATACTTCTGTTTTCATTTTTCACAGAAATATTATCATTTTTTTGTGGGATTTCTGTTTCAACAACGGATTCACGTTTCGTTGTTGGTGCTACTTTTTCTTGAAAAGCAGCAAAAGTAGATGGATCAGCAACCACATCAAAAGTAATTAGTTTATAGCTTTCGCCAATAACCAAAATGCCTTCTTCGTTTACTTTTCCATTTCCAACACCACGACTGCTAATACCAACTCTAACATTATCATTAATTAATGCTTTGAGAATTTTTCCAGCAGGCGTATTTAAAATAACACCTTCGCCCATTAAGGTTTTTCCTTCCCACCATAATTTAGTAATTTTGTGAGAAGCGTTGGCGAAGTGTATAATCGAATCAGTTGGGTGATCTAATTCACCGATCAACCCACCTGATTCAATAGCTTCAATAAGTCTTTTTTGTTCTCTATTAAGAACGTCATAAGGATACATTCTTCTGTTCTTGTTAATGGCGTCAGCTTCTTGGAACTTTCCACGGAAAGTTACATTTTTGCTGCCGTCACTAGAAGAAGATTCATGTAAATCCATTTCGTTCAAAACAGCACCATATCCACCAACAATCAATCTATTTTCATAAACTGTGCCGGGGCGGCTATCATGTTCAAAAAGAAAATTCATTTTGTCTCCTATGGCTTTGTTGCTTGTTAAAAAATTTAGTCATTCATTACAGGAACATCAGCCTTTGGGGAGTATGGATTGCTCAAAGAAGGCCAAGTGTCAGAGCCACCAACGTGACCGAGATTATCGCTGTCGCTGTCATCTCCACCTACCATCTTGAAATCACCAGCCTTAGGAACATAAGGATTTGGTGAATCTCCACCTAAGTTACCCCAGGAGTTGTTTCTCATTTCGTCTCCAGAACCTACGTTTTTTCCATCGCTTACTGGAGCAACATCGGAATATCCGTCAAAATCGTTAGCTGGCGTGTAGCCTTGTCTTGCCTTTTTAGCCATGTCTGGATGTTCACCATTTACGCTAATGAAAGGAGTTGCTACGTTCCAATCAGCAGTTTCCAAATTGGTCTCTACTAATTCCCATAACCAAGCAGCAGCGTCTTCAGCTAAAGCCAAATCAGATTCAGTCTCCATTTGGATGACAGAAGATAAGGTGTTTAGATGAGCAGCAGCTTCTTGGGCCACTAACTTGTTGGATTCTTTTTCGGCCATTTCATAAATGTCACGAATGGTTTCGTAAAGATCAACAAATACTTGCATTTCTAGCTTAGAAGATTCATCAAGAGATGCGAAATAATTCTTAGCTAAAGTTTGGAATGCTGCGAATTTATCAACAGCCTTCTCGATGCCGCCTTCTGTTACTGTATCTCCAGAAAGCTTAATGATTTTTGCTACTCTGTCAGAGTATGCGTTGTGTGCAGTTCTTAAAATTCCTTCTGCCAAGAATTCACAAGTAGAATCGTCCCAATTGGTAGCACCAGAAGTTTCAAGAGCTACGTTTAGAATTGAAGACAATTCATCTTGAGTTAGATATAAGACAGATGGGAATTGAGTTGCGATGTTTTCCAAAGATTCTTCTAATGCTTGTCCATCGTTCAAAGCATTATGTCTCTTTGCAGCGACAACTGCTTTTACGAAGTCAACATTTTCATTTAATTTCTTTGCACCGCTTCTTTTTACGATAACGTCGGTATTCAAAGTCTTCCAATTGAAGCTCAATAATTTAGCTTCATTTCTTAATTGCTTGGTAGGAACAGTGATTGCTACAACATTACCCTTGTCGTCGTGTTGAACAGAGGTTTGAGCCATTACAGGGCCGTTTTCTCTTAAAGAAACATAGTTCAATACGTTCTCGCACAAGTTGCTCCATTCACCAATAGTCTTTTTGACTCTATCACGACGGAGCTTCAATAAATTCTTTTGGGAAGAAGAACGCTTTCTGTTGCTGATCTTCTTAGCTTTTACTCTGGCAATTGTCTTGCTGCTACTTTCAGAGTGCTTTGGAGTTACGTTCCAACGAGCTTTTCTGTAGCCAACAATCTTGCCTTTCTTGCGAATAGGAACTACACGTAATACTTTTTCTTCGTTAATTACGGCTTTTCCAGCAGGACCGCTGATGTATGATTCAAACAACTCATCAGCTAATTCTTGGTTCTTGTCTAATAAAGCTTCTACGATTTTCTTCAAAGATTCACGTCCTTTTGCTTTAACGCTTTCTTTGTCAATTACTAATTGTTCGATGTTTTCTAATTTGATGCTCTTGTCATCAACAGAATAATTTGCACGGATGTAACTTCCGTCGCTTGCTTCAAATACTACGTCTTCTGCTCCAAAGCTTTCAAGAGTTACAGAATATAGACCCAATACGTCCGCAATAATGTCTTGGGCTTCTGAAAGTTCACATTGGGCATTGGTTAAAGATTTGCTTTTGATTGC